GGAATAGGAGAAGCCATCGACGAAGCGATTGAGGCCATGGAAAAGCTGGGGAGACTAACAGACGCTGCGCTTGCCGTGGTCGATCGCTGGGAAACGCCATACTGGAAACAGGTGGAACACACCGGAGTTTACATCGCCGCGCTACGCAAAGCGGTCGAGGAAGTGAAAGGAGGCCCGCATTGCGGCAGCGACAAAGATCCATTCTTCTCGAGAATTGAGCCTATGGGGGATTACTGCCCCGACTGCGGAAAAGAACGCGCATGAGCAATCATAACCAAGCCGGAAAGGGCGATGCGCTTGCTGCCGTGAAACTATAACAGCCATGAATACGATAACATCAAGAATAACCGTACTACCAAAAGGCGAGCCTATCTTCAGCCATCAAGCCACAGAGATCAGTATCATAGACGAAGCCGCTGGACCGTTTATTGAAATTAGACAATTTCCAGATGAGGGCGATGAAAAAAATCTTCGCTTTGACCTTGATGAGTGGCCCCACATCGCGAAGGCTGTGGGCAAGCTGATTCAAGAAATCGAGAAACTGAAATAATGGGCAGGACACCAAAAACGAATCACGTCTATTGCCCACACTGCGACAGCAACAATGAGCCGTACTTCTCACGCTCTGTACCGATGGGTTTTTATTGTCGTGATTGCGGCAAAGACGTTGATGAAAAACAATCCGACCAAACAATGAGTGACAAGGAGGAAGCCATGACTAACGAACAAATCAACATCGCAATCGCTGAAGCGTGTGGGTACAAAAATGTAGCAATACGTATGACAGAAGGAACTATAAGAGTGATTACTGGATTCAAACACCATACTTTTGATGAAGAAACTCCAGACTACTGCAACGACCTCAATGCGATGCACGAAGCGGAGAAGATTTTAAGCGATGAATCACACGCAGACTATGCTTGTGAATTAGTTAAAACCATCCGTCAAAATGGTGAATGGTTTGAAAGTGTTAGCGCAACAGCGGCCCAGCGCGCTGAAGCGTTTCTCAGAACCATTAACAAGTGGGAAGGAGGGAGCGATGACAAGCAACCCACTAAAGACGAAACTGAGGATGGTTCTCCGAAAGTAGGTACCCCACCTCGCCGCCGTGAAAGGAGTAGGCGATGAGTGATACGCCCTGCAAAGAATGTTTGGAGCAGGCAAGGTTGCTTGGAATGAGCGCCGAGCGGGAATGCGCCTTGCTGGCCAAGATTGATCGACTTGAGCGCCAGCGCGACTCCGAACGCGAACTTGCTCAGCGGATAGATCAGGATAACGCCGACATGTTTTTACAAAGGTGGGCAAAAGCTCAAGAGCGAGCTATCGACGCAGAGCGTGCGCGGGATGAGGCGCTGGCCTATGCAGACAAGCTGGCGGCTGGCTTGCCTGAGGGTATGCTTCCTAAAGATGTTGAGGTTTTGCGGGATGCGAATCTTGCGCTGGCGGTCGAGAGGGATTCCCTCCAAGAGCAACTAGACGCCGCGATCATGCTGGGGAAGATGCAGGAGCGCAGGCATCAACGAGAGCTGGAACAAGTCCGTGAGCAATACCGCCTATCCAGCGTTGCATCGAAACTACTTCAATCATGAACACACCCAAAGCATCCGACCAGCAAGTCGCTGGAAATCACTACAAGGGGCTGGCAATTCAGCCCGCCGAATACTGCCAGCGCAACCGCCTGCCGTATTGTGAGTCGAGCGTGATTCGCTATGTCACAAGGCATCGCGCCAAGAATGGGCGGCAGGATATCGAAAAGGCAATCCACTGCCTGCAACTTTTACTCGAAATGGAATACCCGCAAGATGAGCAATCATAACCAAGCCGGAAAGGGCGATGCGCCGAGGCCATTGAACATGGCAGCGTTTCGTGAACACTACGATGAAATCTTCCGCAAGAAAGCTGCTCCGATTGAAATTGCGGTGGCGGTGGAAGAAGATCCCTTTGAGTCGCAGGATCACGACAATGACGACGATACCTATGGCGGCTGTATGGTGATTCCTTGAGTAGCGGTTTGCAACGTTTGCAAATTTAGGCTGACAGCTTATCCAGTCGCTTGCTGGCGGTTGTCCAAGCTGGCCAGAACAGTTCGTCTAACGCCCTTACGATTGGTTCCTGCTCATAGGTCTCGCTGTAGGCCACGCCACTGAGATACAAAGCGGCTTCGACCATTTCGTGACGCAGAGTTTCGCACAGGACCCGCTTATCCTTGAGAGTGCGCTTGTCGAGTTCGATTACCTTGGAGTCCGGCAAGTATTGACCGTAGCAGTCTTCAAGATCCTTAACCCGTATGGGTATCTTGTGGCCGGCAATGGAAACGCTTTTAAGCATCGGGCTACTAGGGTAGCGGATGCGCGGGCGGCGTCCAGTCAAATGCGCCTACTGGCTAGCCAACTAACCATACTGTTACTAATTGGCGTGCCCCAAATGTACCAAGGCCTAGAACGCAAGAAGGTTTTTTGTTGACCGACAGGACGGACCTAGCTACTTTTTTTTCACCAGACTGGCTTAAAGAAACAACGCTTTGTAGGCGCTGCGCGTTCTTTTTGTACGGCTTGGAGCCTTGACAAATTTTACACGCATAAAAATGAAAGACAAAGCCAAAACAAATAAGGAGGCAGCGGAGTCTCCAAACCCTGAGGACCTTGGACTAACCATCGTAGAGAGGGACCCCGCTTCATTGAACCCTGCCGTGTACAATCCACGAAAGCTAGGGCCTGACGCAAAGAAGCAAATCAGGACTTCGATTGAAAAGTTCGGGATGGTTGACCCCATTATTGTGAACATGCACCCCGAGCGCGAAAACACTGTGGTGGGAGGGCACCAGCGGCTGACCGTATTGAAGGAGCTTGGCTGGCCAAAAGTGCCGTGCGTGCATGTCAATCTAAATGAAAATGACGAAAAAGAATTAAACCTTCGGTTGAACCGAAACCACGGGGACTGGGATTACGAATTGCTTTACGCAAACTTTGATACCGACTTCCTGACCCAAGTAGGGTTTAAAAACGAGGAGTTTACGGAATTAGAGTCTGACTACGAAAAAAAGCTAGATTCCATCACCAACGCAAAGGCGGAGATGCCAATCGTGCCACAATACAGCGAGTCTTACCAAATCGTTTCAATCTTTTGCACCAACGACCTTGACTTCAACATGGTGACCAACCTGCTGAAACTTCAAAAAGCCCAAGACTACAAAGGCGTTCGCGTAGGGCAAACACTTGTGATGACCGCCGATGACTTTAAGACGCGCATCAGTGAGATAACAGACAACCTAGCCGAATCCGAATCGTGAAGATACTATGCCCATCTAAAGGACGCGCAGGGAAGGTGTTGCTGACTAACCTGCTGCGGCCTGACATGTTTACACTGGTTGTGCCAGCAAAAGAATTGGCAGAGTACACGCAGGCCTACCCTGAGAACAATGTGATTGCCCCGCCTGAAAAAGTCAAAGGGATTACCGCAACAAGACATTGGATGCTAGACACGTTCGTAAATGACGACGACGTGATGATGCTGGACGATGACATCCATCAAGTTAGAAAAAATTACTGCAAGGCCGGCGAGCCTTTCAGGATCAAAGACCCTGAGCTTATCCTAGAGTTTTTGGAGTCGACGGCGCACATGGCTAGACAGCTCAAAAGCGGCATCTTTGGTTATTCGTCTATTCGCAACCCGTTAGAGTTTGAATGCCACAAGGTGTTTAAATGTTTTGGGATGTTAAATGGGGCCTGTATGGGTTTTCTAAAAGGTTTCAACCTAAGATACCACCCTGACATTGTCACCGCCGACGACTACTACATCACGTTGTTGCACACGTACCACAATCGGTACTTTTTGGTTGACCAGCGGATTAGCTTTCACACAAAGGACACCCTAGGGGCGAATGGCGGGGTTAGCGATGTTCGCAACACTGAAAATATGAAAAGCGACACGCTATTGTTGCGGGAGTGTTTCGGAGAGGTCGTTAAAGCAAAAGCGCCTACTACTACCCATAAAACGGTAGCCGTTGGGGAGCGCGTCATAAAAAGTCCCTTCTAAAGATATGCCAGCTGATACGTTAATTGCCGTTGCCTCATACAATAGGCCGTTTGACATTGTCAAAACTACTGGCTTTTGGTTGCAACAATTGCAAATTTATCCATGGGTGGTGTGTGTAGAACCACAGCAAAAAGCGTTGTATGCACAGAGCCTGCCCGCCAAAAACTTAATTACTTCGTCGAAAGACTGCTGGCAGTGTGGGCAGCTGCTAAAGATCAAAGAGTATGCGCAGGCCAACGGGTTTAAGTATGTTCTGAAGGTGGACGACGACTCGTGGTTTACAGATAGGCAGTTTAAGAAAAAAGAAGCCGCGCAATGCCTAGAGACGCATTTACCTGACATGGTTCATGCGCTCGAGACTGACCCACGAGCCGGCGCTGTGGCGTTTATCAGGGTACCTTCACTCTTATTCAACAAGAAAAACCTCAGATTTTTAAACCGCAACCGGTATATTAGTTCCGCCTATTTGATCAATGTGGACTATTGGGAGTTCCCGCATAAGATATGGGGCTTTGAAGATGTGTGGACATCGGTCAATGTCACACAGCACTTTGATAAGGACATTTTGATTTATGGCCGCATGGCATTGAACGCAGTGATGGAGTCAAATAAAGGTGGCTTGCAAAGCAAAAACGGAGTTGAGGGACGCGACGCCTTGGCTGCAAATGACTTGACGTTGATGCAGCAAGACTACCCAAAGTTAAAAGTGTGGGAAAACTCCAAGTATGCCTCGATAGGGATTGACCCTACTATGTACGCTGTTTCTAAGACAGTTAAGGCAGACGACCCACTAAATACATTTTAGGCCTATTTTTTTGTTGACTTACAAAAAGAATTGCCAGATACTGAGGGCGCAATGAACAAACCAACCAATTACAGTCCTACTACAAAAAAAGGCTACAACTTGTTTGAAGTATCCTCAGCCATGCAAAAGTCAATTCGGCGTGGCCTTGTGGACGACGCGCTATACTGGGCTTACGAGCTGTACAATTCAAACTTTGAAAAGTACATGTGGAAACGTTTGATGGTGATGACCACTGAAGACATCGGGTTAGCAGATCCTGAGGCTATGCAGCAAACCATGCTAATGTACGAAAATTACAAAGCATGCAAAGAGCTAGACACTTGGGAAAAAGTAAGGCCGGCTATGGCTGCTGTTTATATTTTGGCAAAGGCCAAAAAGTCGAGCTTCCTAAATTGGAAGTGGGGCAGGGTAATGGACGAGCATGACTCGGTAATTAAGAATATCCCAGACTATGCGTTAGACATCCATACGCGTAGAGGGAAGATTCGTGGTGCTACAAGGCAAGACTTCTTTGACACTGGCTCTAAACTTTCACCTCACCACCCTGTAGACAATGAGGAAGAGCTTAAAAAATGGTCTGAAGAGTTTCATAAGACTAAGACTGACGCCAAGTGGAAACAATACGAGTTCCTACCAATGGGGCACCCTGACAGAGAAGCCACAGCAAAAAATCACTCAGCCGATGCACCCGCGCCTGTCCGCCGCAGGAAAGTAGTCAAGGCAGAGGACACAGAAGACCCCTCACAATCTCAGCTTTTTTAGTCGTGGGGTTGGCGGACTTACTTAGGCTAACTAAAGAAAAAAGTTGACGAGAATACCGATGCTATTTATCCCTTACCCCTGATGAGTTCCCCAGCAAACAAACGAGTAGCCAAAACCCCCGCTAAGGGGGATGCCGTCCCAAAACCAAAAATGAGCCGTAAGGATAGGGGCTCAATGGGCGCGTTGCAAGCGGCGGCAGCTAAGCACAAAGCTAAAGAAGACAAGAAAAAGCTGTTTATTGAGGCGTTTGCCAGCGCGGCTTGCAACATTTCGCAGGGCTGCCGGAAGATAGGGATTACGAGACAAACCTTTTTTAATTGGAAGGCTGAAGACCCCGACTTTGCTAACGCAATCAAGGAAGAGCAAGACGCCATGGTTGACTTTGCAGAGTCAATGCTGATGAAGAAGATCAAAGCAGAGGATAACACAGCTATTATTTTCTTTTTGAAGTGTCGCGCTAAAGATCGCGGTTACATTGAACGAGTAGAGCACAGCGGACCTAATGGGAGCCCTATTCGTCACGGTCACGGGCTGGATATGCAATGGTTAAACGAAGAGTTGCCAGAACATTCCTTGCTAAAGATTGTCGAAAAGCTCGCTATCCCTAGAAAAGGATAACACCGCCATGGTCGAGATAAACGGAGAAGTTCTCCATGCAGAGCTGTTTCGTGCGTTAGTTCAAAAGGCAAGGCGTTGTTTTCTAACCTACGTAATGCTTTTCAACCCACCTAATTCGGGGCGGCTGATAGTTGGAGACTTGCACCGTTCACTAATTGGTCTTGTTCAGGATGTGGTTGATGGTAAGGAGAGTAAACGGCAGATTGTTTCAGTTCCACCGCAGCATGGTAAGTCTACCATCATTTCAAAAGAAGCCGTGTCATGGATACTTGGAAGGCTACCGGGAGTGCAAGTCGCGTTAACTGGATTTAGCCACGAGCTGACTAGCGACTTTTCTAAAGAGGTCAAAGACCGTACGCAACAAAACCTTTACCGGTTGATTTTTCCAGACAGCGAGGTTATTGCCGGCTACGACAAGGCTGACAACTGGATGCTTTCAAGTAAGAGCGCTGTAAGGGCCAAGTCTACTGGCCGAAAGCTGACAGGCCGTCGAGTTGACTGGCTGGTGATTGACGACCCGCATTCGGGCCGCCGCGATGCTGAGTCTGGTTTATCCCGTAAGCGCGTAATGGAGTGGTACTTCGGTGACTGCTTAACCCGTCTATCCCCTGAAGCCGTGGTGTTTATCGTAATGACCCGCTGGCACCCTGAAGACATGGTAGGCCAGTTGACCAGCGAGGACTATGTAGCTGGGTTGGAGGCTAGCGGCCAAAAAACGGAAGCGTTTAACTATCGTAACTACCCCGCAATTTGCGAAAACGAGCAAGATGACATTCTTGAGCGTAGGCGGGGCGAAGCGTTGTTTCCAGAGGTACGAACCCTGCCTTTCCTAGAGTCTATCAGGTCGGCAATACCTGTTTATGAATGGTCGAGCCAATACCAAGGCTACCCTATGACATCTAGCTCGGGACATGTGGACTTTTCTAAATTCAACAAAATACAGCGGCACCAGTTACCGGCAGGGATAGAAATGGTGCGTGGTTGGGACTTAGCCTTGACTACGAAAAACGCCAGCGACTACACGGCGGGGGCGCTGTGCGGCTATGATAAGGCTAACGACCACTTTTACATTATCGACATGTTTCACGATAAGCAGCCGTGGGCTATCATGAAACAAGAGGTGGTACGGCTGTCTTTGTTGGAAAAGAAAGAGCTTGGCGTTAATAGAATCGCGATGGAGGCGGTAAGTGGCTTTTTAATTGGTTACGCAGAGATCAAGGAGGCGTTACTAGGGGAGGTCAAGGTCACCAAACGCAACCCGACGACGGATAAGCTGATGCGTGCACAACCATGGTTCAACAAGATTGAGGCGGGCAAGGTGAGTATTGTGGCCGCGCCATGGAATAGGCCGCTGTTTGAAGAGTTAATGGTGTTTCCAGATGGCTCGCATGACGACCAAATTGATGCCGTGTCGATTGCCTTTGAAGAGTTTACAAAGCCGGCAGTGCTGTTAATTGCATAAGTTGCAAAAAATCATTGCTATTCAAACCAATCCTTTTAGAGTTCGCGCCACCTATGACACTGCTTCCAATCAATGACCTTGTCCTCGTACAGATGGACAACCGCAAAACCGAAAGCGATGGTGGTATTGCCATTCCTGAGTTCTCGCAAACGACGGAGACTTGGGGCCAAGTTGCCCGCGTTGGCAATTCCTGTGAGCGCGTTAGCGAGGGCGACGAAGTGTATGTGCCTTCGCACTTGGGTACGCACATCGTGCTGCAAGGCGCTGACTACGTGTTGATTCAGGAAAGTAAGATTTTGGCCAAGCGCGAGGTGGTTTAAGCATGGCGCGCACCAACAAAGTCCCGACGGGGATTGCCTTGCACTTGCCGCCGCAAACCGTGGTGGAGATCGACGGGGTTAAGTTTGACCTTGGCGTACTGTATGAAGCGGTGCGCCAGCCCAATGCTGATGTCCTGTTTGCTTTCAAACGCAATGGCAATACGCTGGCGGTGACTAAGATTGAGCAGACTGACCAAGCCATCGAGTTCTTGATTGCGGCAACCCGCCGCAAGCGCCAGTTCCAGCCCCTGCCGCGCAAAGTCAAGTAAGGGCTTGCATGTTCCTGCGAATCGTGTCACCGTCGCCGCCATGCAAGTAAGTCACTTACATAAGTTGATTCTCATCGAGAACCCGCGCTGCGCCAATCGCTCTTTTGCGCACATGCTTCAGGCCGAGCCCTTGGAACAATTTGCACGCTTTGCAAATGCCGCTGACTTGAAAAAGGATGGCGGACTGCCGCCTGAGTTCGAGGACTACGGCGTGGTTGTACTTGTGCGTAATCCGTTGGATCGGTTCGTGAGCGCGGTACGACTGACCATTAGCAAGCCATGTGACGAGTTCACTCCCGAAGAGGTGGCTGATTACGGTGGCAAAGCGTTTGAGAATCTTGCCTTGCACTTGTCTGACTTTCAAACACTGACCAGTGCGACGGAGGCGACGATCGACTGGCTTAAAACCACCAACGATTGGCCAACCATTTTCAAGTCCCAGCTAACCTCACTCGCTGGTTCGCCAGACCTTGTCATTTCCGTTAGCAAGGCGGCGGCTTTTGCCAACGCCCACCCTGAGTTTGATCGCGGCTTTACCGACATTGGTTTTGACCAAGGCTTGTCACTGCAAGTACCTTACATCGCCGCTGAGTTTCGACAATCGCTGAATGAACTGTTAAGCGAAGATGTAGCCAGCTTGAAGATGCAGCCAGTTTGGTCTCCGCAGCCAAACGTGCGCCTTACGGCACTAGGTGGTGGTTGCGGTGGCTGCGGTAAAACAGTAACGCCCGAGCCAGTTGCGCCAGTGCTAGAGGTCGCTTTCCCGAAGGATGAGCAAGTTACCGAGTGAGGCGAATCCGCTTGGCCGCATTGAGCTATTTTTCATTCAACTGACGTATGCCGTTCTGGATCTTCAAAAATACACCTGCACGCCTTTCCGATCTTAGCGACAATGACCGGCGCGAGCTGTTCAGTATTGCTGAAAAAACAATACTGTCACGCATCCCTGACACCAAAGAACGCAACTTCATTGAACAACGGGTTGGAGTGACCATTTCCAAGCTGGCCGACTTCCAGTCGTACATCGACGCTGGCAGTAAAAAAGTTTGGGCCTCTTTTCGATCCTGTCACTTGGTGGCTAACGTGTTGGTCTCTGCCAAAGTGCAGGCAGTCCAACTGGGCGGCGAAAATGCCGAAGACCAACTACTGCCAGAAACCCATCCGTTGGCGATGTTCTTGTCAACGCCCAACCCGTTTGATTCATGGGAAGAGCTGCTCTACATGTGGACGTTCCACATGAAGCTAACCGGTACGGCTTATTGGTTGAAGGATGAGGTTAATGGCAAAGGCCAGCCTAAGGCAATCTTTCCGTTGCTGCCACAATACGTCGAGGCTGATCCTGATCCGAAACTGAAAGTCAAAGGTTGGAAATACAAAGTCAATGGTCAAACGATTGCCTTTAAGCCTGAGGAGATTCTTCAATTCCGCCGCCCGCACCCCAACAACTTGATTATGGGCATGGGCGATGTAGAGCCGGCTAAGGATACACTTTCAAGCTACATCAACCGCAACGCGTTGGATGAAAAGTTCCTTGAGAATGGCGCAATGCCATCTGGCATTCTGACCAAGAAGGAAGTGATCGAGGATGAGGGCGCATGGAAAGCCTTTCGCCAGAAGTTCAACTTCGAGTACGGCGGTAAGAACAACGCTGGCAAGACTGCCTTCCTCAATGGTGATTGGTCATACCATAAGCTCGGCCTGACCATGCAGGAGATGCAGGCGATTGAACGCGAGAAATGGACGGTCGAACAAATCTTCCTGATTCATGGCGTACCCCTGTCGGTGGCTGGAATCAACGGCGCGGCCAACTATGCCACTGCGCGTCAAGATGACATCAACTTCCGCAAGTACGAGTGCGTGCCGTTGCTTGACCTGTTGATTGGCCGCATCAACATGGCGGGTGGCATTGCCAAATCCTACGGTGACAACCTGCGCTACGATTACAGCATGAGCGGGCTAATCGACGTCGAGCAAACGCTCAAGGACTATGGCCCCATGGTCAAGCTCGGCGCGATGACTCCGAATGAGTTGCGCGAAAAGGCAGGCTTGCAACGGATTGATGACCCGTACTTAGATCAATTCTTCGTTGAAAGCGGCTTGGTGCCACTGGCCATGGCAGGAATGGCCGGCGCTGCCGAGCCTCCACAGACTCTATGAGATACCAACGCTGTGCGCCTTTGACCCGCGCAAAGCCCGTTTGTGGCTGCAGGCACTTCGTATCACCATCCCGGATATTTGCAAAAGCCGCAAAAAGTAGGCTGCCTGAGGGTGGCTGGACAATGGAGAACTTCTTAACGCCTAATGGGGCACGACTGGTTAAAGACATGCAGTTGGTGCAGTTGGCAGCCAAGGCTAAGGGTGCACGCCTAGTGACCGCAAGGCTTACTGACTTAATGACGCGCCAAGTGCTTCTTGTCCTCGATAATTTTTCGCAGGCCACAGGGGCAAAAAAGACAGCCGGCCATGGGGTAAAAGCCAGCGTTACGGTAAGCGTAGAGCAGCATGGTGACCTGTGGGCAAGGGCCATTGCTGACGCGTTTAAAATCCTTGGTAAAGAGGTAGAGGTGACCATGCGCCCAGCCATGCAGTCGGTGGGCGACGACGTTCTTGAAAAGACCACTCAGCTGTTGACTGGTCAAAAGCCTTCAATAGCCTCAAAACGAGTATTACAGCAGTCGGTTAATGACATTGCCCGTGAAGTTACGGGCATCAATAAGACCACTCAAAACCGTTTAGCACGTTTGATTTCAAGGTCGATTGACGGCGGCAAGAGTCCCGGTGAAGTGATGGAAGAAGTGCGTCGCAAGATCCCGCAAATTGCCACCAATCGCGTACCGACAATCGTAAGAACTGAAATGGGTAAAGTTGCCGACAAGGCGGCAATCCGTTCAATGAAAGACAGTGAGGTGGTAACGCATGTAAGTGTTTTTGGGTGCATGGCTGTCGAAAAAGGAAGCCCCACGTTCAGGGGCACTTCTACCTGCAACATCAAGAATGTGCCTATTGAGTATGCGGGCGACCTTAGGTTTCATGTTAACCACACAGGGGCAATCACCTCTAGTGGGTTTAAGAAGGCAAGCACTGGCAAGCCGACTTTAGCACTGCAAGAGGGAGAGGCAGAAAGCGCCGCTTTGCCGTCGAGTACGCCCGCGACGCCAGCCTCAAGACCAGTGACGCCTACGCCGGTTACCCCTGTGTCCACACCAAAACCAATCCCAGCTACCGTGGACACGGTAAAACCCATTCCAGCGCCTTTAGCTTTGCCGGCGGCAGGGCCAGTTTTAGAGCCTGTGGTGATACCGGCTGCGGTAGACGCGGTGCCCTTGATCCCTTCCGCGCCGTCTGCCCCCGTTGTTCCTGACGCTATACAGCCTAGCCGCTTACCGGGTATCCCTGACGTGGAGCAGTTTAGCCGAATGAATGCGTTTGCGGCTAAGTTTATGACGGCTGACGATGCGCTGGCTGTACAGCTTTACAGCCAGTATAACGGGATTACCGCTCTAGACGTTGACACCCGAAAAGGGTCTGATGCCATGCAGGCCGCAAGGCGGTTTTCTGACGAAAAACCGACTTTTCTTTCCCGTGATAAGTTTATGGAAAAGGCCAAAGGCATGCACCCTATTGGCCACTTTGATAGGGGGGTATCACATCGAGATCCGCTAGGGGAGCTTAAGAAAGACAAGGCGTGGCAGGGCAGCGGACTGTATGGCGATGGGTATTACCACCAACTTGCGTCTACGGATAAAATCACCCTAGAGAGCGCAATCGACGGCTCGGTTTCTACCACGGCTTTATCATACGCGCTTTCAGGCACGTCTGAGCCCAAGGTAATGATTGGCTTCCTTAGCAAGGAGGCACGCGTTATAACTAGCGCACAGGTACGAGAAATGCGTGAGGAAATGGCTGAATACCTTGAAAGTTTGCCGCAAGGCGCGGTTGACTTTGCAAAGGTCATTTATCGCAAGGAAAGTATTAGTGACCTAACCGAAGAAATGGTTAACGCAGTTCGAGATGACTACGCCGGCTTTGACAAGCTGCGGGTGGTAGTCCGTGAACTGGTGGACAACGATGGCTCTTTTGCGCGTTTAAGGGGGTATGACGCTGTTCATGTAGAGGGTAGAGGCTACTTGGTAGTGGTCAATAACCGCCATTACAACTTGCTAGACGAGACCTTCGCCGTGACTAACTAAGCAGCTAGCCCTTTTAAAGTTGACAGTGCCCGCGTGCAGGCTACCATTGG